CCTGTTGATATCGTAGTTTTGGTGATACCAGATACGATGTATTGGCCTGACAAATCTCGTGATGTAGTTTCTAAGACTGGCGGTGTTCCAGTGTTTGTTACGATATCAACCTGTGCTCCTGTTAGCTGTAAAGCTTTAAATGCATTGGGATTATCAACGTTAATCGTTGATTCAATGATTACATGAAAGTCTTCTGTAACTAAAATAGATCCTGAAAAAGCAACATTTAAGACACCGTATTCAGCATTATAAACAGCAACATTTTCTCCTGAACTAAAATACTGTGAGAAATCTATAGAGTTACTTTTGATGTAATTTGGACTTTCAAACCATATCTGATTTGATTCTATTTGCGTGTCATTTGGTCGCTTTAACGTTTGACCGTTGGTAGCAACTGATTTTTTTACCTCTATTGGCAACTCAGTGAATGTTTCACCCACTTGATAAAACGCTTGATTGGCACCAACAATTTGAACATTTGGATTGTATACAGAGACAGACGTACCGGGAATATTTGCTACATCTGTGTCACCGTCTCGCATATCTAATATTTGGTAGTAACCGCGACCAATACACATCAAACATTCTTCAATCTCGATGCCATCTTTATAAATAGTGTAGGTTTGTGCGATTAAATCCGGATAAGAACGGACTCGCCCGAAGATATCAGGGATACGTGCATTTAGACGTGCTTGGTTAGTACGCTGTGCTAATTCATTATTTGCTGAGCCTGCTTGTTGAGCTTGAGGCTTCGGCATGGTTAAAACCATGTAGAGACTATAAGCAGTAGTCGCAGCTACAATTGCATAAAATATCCACATTGCCAGAGAAATAGGCTCTGCTGGCTCTATCACTACAAAGAATTTACCTTCCAAAGTTTGAATGTGCTCAATCTGTGCATTAATTCTTTTTGGATGGTTAGGAGTTACATCACAACTTTCTGCAATCTGGTTGTGATAAATCTTTGCGTTTTCTGGCCATACATCAAACTGCTGATAGATATATGCTAAAACATCCTCCACATCAGCTTCTGACCATGTAGATCGGTCATAAACATCAGGAACGATGATGACTTTTTTCAAACTCATTTATAAAACCTCGTTTCCCGAAAATTCATGGAAATAATCTCAAGTGGAACGTACTGCACACCACGGCCAGTTAAGTGCAAAACCTTGTCGCAATAAAAAAGCCCGACATGTGTCGAGCTTCTTTTGCCATTTGTGAAGAAAACAATGCAGGGGGAAATGGGTTCCTTAAGTTTCTTGAAGCTACCCTTCCCATTTAAAAACCGTTCTAGTCGTTTTTTAAGATCTCGACCTGTAACTTCCTTCCATGCATCACATAGAAATTCATTACAGGTATAGTCTTTAGTCCAGACTCTACTATGGAGATGGTCTAGGTTCATATCATGCCCCGCAACAGTGGGAATCTCTCTAATGAGTAAATCTCACCTGTCTTTACGCTATTAAGCTCTGGCGCTTGTGCATCAAAGGTGCAGTTGCCAGAGCCATCTTTAGATAGAGTAGCAACCTCTAATGTCTGCAAAGAAACCATTGGGGCTGTTAGATCATCATCTCGGTATAACCGCCACTTAACGGATGGTCTAACTTTCCAGTTGGTGCCTAACCGAGCAGAAACAACTGATTTAATTAGCTCATCGTCTACATCAGCAATGGTTAGGCTTAGCTTTTGGTCTAGGTCATTCGTGACTGTAGATCGCTGAATTGACATAGGTTGATATTCATAAGGAACATCCGGCCCTGTGGCCTCATGCTTTACAGTCACACCTTTCATATCGTTTTTGACGAACCGGAAAGGCTCAGTAAAGTCTGGATGGGTTATCTCTACACATTCTAGCGGCACTACACCACTGCTAGAGTTTAAAAAGAAGGATGTATAGTCAGGCATCTAAATACCCTCCATCGCTCTTGGCAGATCGTCATTCACCAGTTCTTCGAGTGGATTTACCCAATCCCAAATACCTTTGTTACCGTCATCGTTTCCAATCTCTACAATTAAGTCGTCCATAGCTTCATCTTCTGGCTGCGGCTTAACTTCAAATTGAGCAGTGACAGTAAAGATCTTTCCTTCTTTTTTAGCCAATGTTGGACTTTCAACGAAATAACATTGGTAGTCCTGTGCCACTCCATCATCAATGATCAGACGAGCTATGAATGGCTGGCTCGGTGTGCGCCGCCAAACTCGATAAAAGGCCATCAAATACTGATAGCCTCCTTCGCCCACAACCCACTGAACGTTAGCAGTATGAGATACGTTCTTTAGAGATCGACGGTAGCGACTAGCACCACCATCTAACTTTTGAGAAATAACCCCATCACCAACCTTTGCCGTGTAACCACTTTGCGTTACGCAGTATTTCAGTCTGTTCATGCTTATCTTCTCCGTTGCGCATTGTAGTTTTGCTGCATAGTTTTAGAGATGCGACTATTAGGATTAGCCAATTGAGTAGCCACAGTTTGCTCAGCGACCTGCTGAATACGAATATCCAATGAACCATCATCATTTTGCGTTGCTGTTGCTGTCTGCCCCGGCAATGTGTAGACATTGACGGTTGGGCCATCACTAGACCCGTTTTGACGGTTATTTAAATAATTCGTCAAATCTTTGTTCTGTTGAGGGTTTAGTACTCGTTCACCACCATCCAAAAGCCATGTGCCTTCACGCGGGATATTATCTATACCGTTGTGGGCCATACCTTGGATTGTTTGGGCTGCCATGATGCCAACTGAAGCGTAACCTGTTGCCCTAACAACTCCAGCCAAAACACTCCCATAAGCACCACCTTGCGCCAGTGCCTTAGTAGCACCTTCCTCCGTATTAACAATTGCTTGAGCTATTGAAGCAGCCTTAGAGGCAAAGAACATAGTTTTGTAAAGTGCATTTGACTTCCCAACACTTTGCTCTAATAGTGTGGTCATGTCTGAAAAGACCTGCCCAGTCATTCCAGCAATTTGCGAATAGACTTGCATTTTGGTTTCAAAATTCTGTTGATCCAAATCACGCTCTTTTTGTGCGTAATCTGCATCAAGTGCAGCTTTCGCTTGCAAATACTGCTCATGTGCATCTAAAAGCATAGAATTGCGAAGATTCTCATCTGATATTGCACTTATTCCAGCAACTTCATCGTTGTAGGATGTTTGGAGTCCTCCGAAATCTGAAGAATATTGATTTTGCAAATTAAACTTTGAAAACTCTTCAGGATTAAGTCTATTAAATAGAGATTGAGCAGAGTTCTGACCAACTTGAAAGACGCTGTCAGAAGCTTGGTTTAAGGTTTCAAAAATTGCATAATCCTTAGATTTTGCCATCTCTTCGCGAACACGTTTACTTAAACTATAAGTTTGAAGTATTTCTTCACGTTCACGTTGGTAACGCTTCACAACAATTTCAGTCTGGTTTAGATAACCCTCAAACGCCGACTGAATTTGTGCATCTTCTTCGCGTTTTACGGCAGCAATTTCAACTTGTTTTTGACGCTCAAGAGCAGCTTTAATCTCTAAAGCTTTTTTCGATTTCCCGTACTCATACTCGGCATTAGAGTCGATTAACTCTTTTTGTCGATCAAAGTTTTGTTCAATCTGCTTGATTCGATCAGTTTCAAAAGCAAAGTACTGGTTGTACTCTTCCTTTTTATCAGACTCAAGTTTTGCAATTTGAGCGGCATATAGGGCATTTTCCTTATCAATCATCTCCTTAAGCTGCGGTGTACCAGCGTACGCAAGTGTGACCTTATCAATATTATCTTGATGCTCCTTTGCAAGTCGTTGAGCTTCAGTGTAATACCGTGCGTTAACTTCTTTTCTTGCCTCATCAATAGCCTGTTGAGACTCGGCAGCTTTGTTGATTAATTCAAGTTGATCTGCTTGGGTTGGCATTAGAATTGAATTGTCTATTGTAGACTTACCGTTTACACCAGCCATCCAACGTTGAATACCGGGTGCATATCCTGCAATCTCCTTGCGTTTAGCAGGCGATCTTCCGCCTTTTTTGTAATCCCACAACCCTGCAACACCTGAGTTATAAGTGGTAACACCATCAGCAAAATTACCAAATTCTTTAACACCATTGCTGATATATTTTGCTGCTTCTGTTGCCTGAGCCTCAATTGTGCTTAAATTTTTGCCAACTCTGTAAATTCCTGTGGTCTGAAATAGTCCTTTTGCCCCAGTTGGGCTAATTGCATTTGGATTACCTCCAGACTCCTGAAGCACTAATGCTGCTAATGTGCCTGCCGGTAATCCATACAAACTTTCGATCTGTGCAAAATTATGAACTTTTGCAATGCCTTTCACTTTTGCAATTGCTGCTAACTCATCTTTGCCAAAAGTGTAGTTTTTGCGATTAAAGCTATTAAGTGCTGCATCAGCAACCGCTTTTGGCAATTTAATTTTATATGCATTTTCTTCATTGGTATTAGCTTGAACATCAGCAAAAAATTCAGCCTTCTCTCTAGTCCAACCACCTACACGCATATTTTCCTGAATATACTTCTCACGCAAAGCATCCTTGTTGGCCTGATTAATATATTCTCGCTGTTTTTGTGTTAAAGACATCCAAGCTTTTGCAGATTCATTGACAGCTTTTGCTTGGTCTTGCTGTGCCTTTGTTGCATCATTGGTGGCATCTTTAACTAATTTTTGGATCTCTTTTTGACGATCTATAGTGTTATTGGCAGCATTAATTTTTGTATCTAATTCTGCAACAAACTTAAGTGTACTCTCACTAACCAAGCCTTGTTTTTGAAGCTCCGCAAAAGCATTTTTTGCCTTATCACCACCCTCCTTTAAGCTATTAAGATACAACTGAATTCCTTTAAGTTGCTTGGCATCACCTTGAACTTTTAAGTCGTTCTCAAATTGTTCTAAGGCTGTAAAAAGACTTTTTAGCTCCTTAGTCTGTTTTTCAATTTCTTCACTTGCCTCAATGCTTTTAATGGCTAGCTGTGAAGCGGTTAGTTTTTGGTACTTGTCTCTAAGCTCATCAACCACCAAGCCTTGATCTTCTAAAGCTCCTGTAGCATCTTGAGTCTGTTTGGTCATCAGATAGTAGGCGCCACCAGCAACGGCCAACTGTGTTAGAAGCATGCCTATGCCGGCTGGACCACCAAGTAAAGCCATAACACTAGCAGTAGCTCCAGCATTCCTAGCAAAACTTGCCAAGCCAACACCAGCGCGGACAGCAAAAATAGCAGTTTGCCCAAGTTGATATGTTGCAACAACTAAAGCAGGAACAAATCTAGTTGCAATGCCAGCAGATACGGCAATAGTTACCGCTTTAATATCATCCCAATTCTCTATAACCGTTTCGATAGCAGGAACGACACTATTTATTAATCTGGCTTCAACCCCTTGCCATTGTAGATCCATTAATTGAAGACTTTCTTTTGCTTCTGCCAAGCTCGTAACTAAATCATCAGACATGATAGCGCCAGCCTTTTCAGCGGCATCACCCCACTTCTTAAAACCTTGACCATTTTTTTCAAGCAATGGAATTAACAAAGAAGAATCAGAAATGATTGCTTCCATGTAGAATTTCATATCATTGGTAGAGGCTCCAGCTTTTTCCAATGAGTTATAAAATAGTTGAAGTGCTTCTGGACCGGACAGCTTTTGAAACTGTTGAATCGTTACACCAACTTTAGGCGCGATATTGGTGAAAAAGTCAGCTAAAGGCCCACCACCTGTTTGCTGAAAATCGCCTATACGATCCTGCATGTCTTTCATTTTATCTGCAAAAGATTCCAATGAAATTCCAGCAGTTTCTGCCCCTTTGGCGTAATACTGAAATTCACGCACTGAAGCATTCGCAAGTTTTGAAAACTTTTGAATATCATTTCCAGTCTGAATAACTTGATCACTAAAATTAACAAGCTGAGCCACTGAAAGACCAGCCACCGCACCACTTAATGCACTTACAGCAATAGCTGCAATATTTAAAGAATTGGCAATCCCTTGACTCGATGTTCGCGCCTGCCGTTCAGCTCTACTTAGTGGCTCTGAAAAACTAGCCGTCTGAACCACTAGATCCAGTGTTAATCTGCCAAGTGAATTTGTAGCCATTTCTTTTCTCCAGGCATAAAAAAACCGCCTTTCAGCGGTTAGTTGTTTTTAGAAAAACTATAAATCCTTTTCAATACTAAAAAAACCATAAAAAGGATAGCCTGTCTTATTCTGCTTTATCTCGCATGTCCAGATTCCTTGTGACCTTTTTAGTCCATCAAAGCTACCACTAACCTTTGTATCATTCATTAGTTCAACGACTGGTGTGTGTTTTGATCTAATCTTAACATCACGGATACAATTCTCCATTGAATCGAAACCTCCCTCAAAATATTCTTTTGGTTTATCATTAGAGCACCCAACTAAATTGATCAAAACTAAAAAAATAAATATCTTTTTCATATTGTCCTTATGCCTCTTTAATGTATTTTGCTGTCCAAAATAACAATAATTAAAAACTTATTCATTTACACACCGTTTTTCAATTTTCTTCAATTTAACAAAACGGTATGTAAATGTCACATGCCCCACCTTATGGCAGGGCTAGTTACTATGATACTTCTCAAAATACTCCTCTAATGACAATGAATTGTCATCGTCTGGAGGCGTTTCATGAGGCATAAATATATAAGGGTCTACTTTTGTTCCCTCTTTAACTTTGAAGCCTGTGTAATGTGCCATCCAGCTTCCAAAGCTTTGCTCTAAACGGCGACCGAAGAAAAGAGAGCCATACCTTTGACGGTAGGCTCTCCAATACATCAACTCTCTATGTGAAAGTTTTTGTTCAGCTTCTTCTAAGGTGTTTCCGCCGATTCCGTTGAGGACGAGTTCAATGA